CCATGGCCTATACCGGCTCTTTCCCGGTTCGTGCTGTCCGTCAATGCTCCGGTCTTGATGGTCGGTGCGTTTGTGCCGGCGAGGTCGCTGCATGAGTTTCATTGCCCCCGATTTCGGCCAGTCGGCAAGGAAGGTTCCTGTTACACCTTCCTTTTTTCCCAAAAATGGGAATTTTCGGGGTTTTGAGCCGGTGCCAAATGCCTCGGTTTTGTTCGGTTCACCGTTCGATAAACCGGGTTCCAAGCTCCAAGCTCAAGCCAATCATGGGCACACCTTCGGTCATATTGACTGGCTCACCATCCGTCAAACCCACCTTGATCTGGTGTCTCCCTTGGATTCCTTGACTGATGGTTGCGTGATGGTGTTCGATTCTGATGGCTCGGTCGAGCGCACCACGCTCAAGCGTGCCGAGGTGGTCGGCTCCTACGATTCCAAGTGCTATGTGCGCTGTGATGGTCACACGGTCGAGTTCACCGGTAATCCGGCGCGGTGGGGCCGGATGGACAACGTTTTCGGCTACAGCTTCGGCCAGTCCCTGCAAATCGTCAATTCGATCATGTACGGGTTGGGCCTTCCTCCGTTCTCTGCTGGCGAGTCATACGACACGATCACCAAGGCCGGGGATGTGGTCAAGGTCTGGACAGGTGCCACGATCAGCCGGATTGACCTCACACAGAACTATCTCACCGGGAGTCCTGATGACGCGAATCACTTCCTTCGCTGGCTTGCCGGTCAAAAGCTCAAAAGCAAAAAAACCAATTTTTACGGAGACCATTCCACGGTTGATTTCGGTCGGGGTTCAAAACGGTCTTATTTCAAGGTCTACAACAAGGGTTATGAGTTGCTCAAGCACTCGACCACTGTCACGGATGTGTCCACGATTCATAAGGCTGATCGTGCGGACTCAATCGAGAAACTTGCCAACTGGTGCCAGCAAAACGGCATGGTTAGGGCAGAACTCGAACTCAAAAGCAAAGCCCTACACGATCTGCGCTGCTACTACCTAGGAGAACTCAACATGAACGTTATCGAACATGAATTCAAAAAACATTCGTCTGTCTTTGAACGCGCCACGGCTGAGATTGACAGCATGGCCGAACTGGATGGAAAAGTCCTGGCGGTTTATCGCATGTGGCAAGCCGGAGACAACCTCAAAGGCAAGTTTTCTAAATCTGCTTTGTACCGTCATCGTGCAACGTTGCTCCCCCACGGTATCGACATTTTCATTCCCTCGAACGTTCTGCGGTTCGAGCCAAAAACGCGGGTCATAGCTCTGTCGGCTGCTGTGCCCCCTGACTGGTACTCGTTCGAGACAGTCAATCTCAAAGCCGCTTAACTCAAGGAAACATCATGTCCGCATTGCCAACTGAAATTAACAAAGCCCGTTCCTCTGTCGCTCCCATGGTCGTCTCGATCATGGGCCGGATTGAAGAAGTCCAACGCTACGAGGGCACGTACAACACCCGTATTTTGTGCCCGGCTGCTGATCAGTTCAGCCAGCCCCAGAACGTCAAGGTTCGCAGCAAGACCCGCATTGGTTCGCGTGACGAAATGGTGACCATCACGGCTCGGCTTGGCGGCTACAAGCGTAAGGCGTTCAAGGCCACGGACAAAGAGACTGGCGAGATCGCCACGGTCATTCCGGTCGATATGACCCTTGACCTGGTGGAGTGATTTTGTTGGCTGCACCTAGACGCGACAGCGGCGACGGTGCAGACAACAAAAAATTAGCCAATCATGAAAACCCGTTTTTTCTTCCTCTTTGTCACGCTGTCCATTGCTGCCCTGTCGGGTTGCGCGGTGTCATTTGAACCGCCTTCCAGCTTCGGTCCTCGTGACCACTTTTTCAAGGTGTAAACCATGACTGAAACAGGAATGCTCATAAGCGTGATATGTGTCCTGGCGGTTTTCTTCGCCGGGTTGCTCGGTTATTCCCATGGGGGTCGTACATGACTGATGCAGAGTTTTTGGCTTGGTTCATTGGCTCACTGGTCGGGGCCTATTGGCTTGGCTTCCAGTGGGGCAAATACGCCAAGATCATCCGAGATTTGGGCAATGCTGCCTGATGCTGTGGCGGGTGGCTTACCCGCTGTTTTTGAAAGGTTCAGTCTCATGAACAAAACCCTCGTGCGCTACGGCGCTGGTGCCTTGGCTCTGGCCTCGGTTTCTTCGTTCGCTGCTCTGGATGCAGCTATCACCACGGGTGTCGGCGATGCTGTTGCTGACATCCTGTTGGTTGTGGCTTTGGGCGGTGCTGCTTTCGTCACGATCAGTTCCGCTGGCGTGGTGTGGGGCGTTGCCTCCAAGTTCATCAAGCGTCTGGGTAACAAGTCTTAAAAAGCCATGAATGCAGCACTGACCTTCTTTCGTCGCGTCTGCGGGTCAGTTGCTGTTCTCATTTTTTTTGCCTTTTCAGGTCATGCTAATGCCTCTTTTCCTTCTTCGTCTGGTTACGTTGGTGATCCAGATGGAAAGGTTTACTCCACGGCTCAAGCGGCTTGTGATTCTAAAATACCTTGGATTTCGTCAATCTATGGTGCTGGCACGTGGCGCGGTGACATTACTTTTACAAGTCATTGTTCGATTAAAAAGGACATGGGCTCTTATTATTCTGAATATTGGGCAAGCTATTTAAATCCGGGCTCCTTTTGTCCTGATAACTCAACAGGTACCACAATATGTACTTGTTCGGCTGGTTTTACTGAAACTGATGGAGCATGTGTTCCCCCTCCTGAGGTTGTCGCTTGTGGACCTGTTGCCAACACCACGCGCGTCGTTAATTTAACGGCCGGCTTTATGCGTTCCCCTGGTAATGCAACGTACCTTACATTTAAACCCGATGGCTCTCTTGCCCCTTCCGGTTACGCTGGCTTACCTCCCGACACTATTTGCTATCAAGGCTGTATCGGCACTGTTGATTCAGTGGTTGAAAGTTGGTCGGCTTCTGAGCCTGGCGCGACCGGGCTTTATCGTGTCTCTGACGATTGGAACGTCATTTTTCAAAATGACAGTTGCAGCGTCGGCACTGAATTGTCAGAAGCAGCGCTACATTCAGAAGTTCATACCGCCCCCCCCTGCACTGGCTTTCTTGGTTCTCTCAACGGTAAACCGATTTGTGTGGCAACCGTCCCTGATTCTGGTTTCGGCTCGTCTAAACCGTCGACGGTCGGTAATCCAAAGGCTGGCGCAATTGGCGGCGGTGGGGCGCCGGGTAATATTCCGCCGTCCGGCAATGGCTCCAATGGTGGGGGGCCTGCTACGTCTAACGATGGTGCGTTGCGCTTGCCTGATGGCTCTGTTGTTCCAAAGCTTGAAACCGGGTCTACTGCTCCATCCGGCACAGTCTCCGCCAGTCCTGAGGGTACGGAGCAAGCCGCGTGCGGCGCACCCGGTCAACCTGTTTGCGCGGTCAAGCTCGACGAAAGCAGAATGCAGCAGCAGCCAAATGCAGACGGTCTCGACAAAATCGATCAAGCAAAAGCCGATTTTGACGCTGGCATTGATTCCATCACTGGCGATGGCGGCAAAGATACAAGCTGGGGATTAATTCCCTCCTGGCTAAATCACGTGGATGCCTGTCAGCCTGTCACCCTTTGGACTCTCCCGGCCAAGATGGGCGGTCAAGCTGTCACTATGGATTTGTGCCCCCTGCTGCCGGGCATCTATCTCGTGATGAACTGGCTTTGGGTCATCTGGACATTTTTTATCGTCGTGGGCCTTGTCCTGCGCACTACTACCAAGGCGGCATAAATGACATTGCTTGGTACCCTGCTCGGTAACCTGTTCGGCGGTCTGATAACGTGGTTTGGTGCCTATGTGACCAAGCGCGTAGCTTTCGGCCTTGCTGCCGTGACTGCTTACTCCGCTATTACCTTGGCGCTTTACGTCATCTTTCGCGGTGTGCTGCTGTCGCTGAGTTCGTATGCGTTCGGTCTGCCTCCGTTGCTGGTAATGGTTGCCGGCATCGCTGTTCCCCCTGCTGCTCCTTTCTGCGTGTCGGCGTATATGACGGTGTGGTCTGCCTGTACCGTTTACGCTTGGAAAGTGCAGGCGTTGAGCTTTTTCCGCGCTGTTTAATACCCGACCTTTTTTGTATACCACTCTCCGAATTTTTTTTAAAACAAAAACTTTTATTTCAAAAATCGAAAATCTGTAAGTTTTCTGTCAGGCACTCTCCAAAATTTGAGCCTAATTTTTTTCACTTCAAAAAACCGTAATTTTTATGGCTGTTTTCATCGTCCAAGGCAAGCTAGGCACCGGCAAGGGTAAGTACGTTGTCCAAAAAATGCGCGAAGCACTCAAGGCCGGAAAACGTGTGGCCACGAACGTCGATCTGTGGCTTGAAAACCTGCTCCCCGAGGAATCCCGTTCCACGGTGATTCGAGTCCCTGACAAGCCCACCGCCGATGACCTCGACCTCGCCGGC